AACCAACGTGCCATTATTGCACTTGAGTTTGACAATACCAAAGAAGGTATCAATCTTCGAAACATGCTTGAGCAGGAAAACATGCGTCTTGGTAGTGAATTGAAAATTGGTGAAAGTCAGATCAATTTTGAGAACACACTTGAGCGCGACGGCCTCTTGCATATCAATGATATTTCCAAAATGGACCGTGGTCACGAGCAAAACGTTGCTCTTACCAGTCATCGTGGTGCTATTGAACGTGAAAACCAAGATCATCAGAACGTGTTTACAGCGGCGGAAAACGCGCTTTCACGTGTCGAAAAAGAAAAACTGCAACTTAATGACCAAACTTTCCGCAAACTTATGCAAGAAGAAATGCAAGAGTTTACTTCGGAACAATCAGAAATTGACAGAGCAATTTCTAAGACAAACCGTGCGTTTGACGAGGCTCTCGCAACACGCGGCGCGGATCAGAAAGATACTCAGCTCGATATTACTGAAAGAGCGCAAGCTCTGGACGAAGCTTACAAGCTAGGCATGTTGAGCATTGAGCGACTTGTAGCTAACGCAACAAAAGTTGGTAGTAAGTCTAAAACAGACGAATTGACTTATCTAACTAACCCAGAGCGCATGTCTCAGTATGCTACCGGTGACTTAGGCGACGAAACAGCACTGTATGAGCAAGCTATACTGGACTACACCTCCGCTAAAGATGTGTGGGACCCTGCTGTAGGTAAATACGTTAAAGGCTCTTCCGGTAAATTAGCTCCGGCTATTTTGGAAAATATCCGACAAGGGAACCCGGAGTTGTTTACGCAAATAACAGGTACTCAACTTACTGATGCCGGTGGCGACTTACCAGAGGCACCGCTTACTTTGATGAATGCAGCCTCTGAGATTATGAACCCCGACGGCACTGTAAACAGAGATTCGGAGGTGTGGCAAAGCACTCCCTCTGCCTTGTTTGATCCGAAGGCAAATTATCGAGAAGTTGTGGGTATATCAAGAGTTGTGCCGTCTGTTGGCAAAATTATTAGTGAGGGCTCTGCTGAATTGTTTGGAGGTGACGCGACCCCTAGAGCAAAAAGTATCGCGAGGGCCCAGACTAGCTTAGAGGCGTTGGCAAATGATTTGCTGCAATACAATACCTCTGGTGACCAAGGCGGTCGAATACTTAAATTTGTTCAAGAACTACTGGAAAAAGAAACAAAGAATATTCGTCCGGGCGGACTTTTAAACAAGACGGATGCCGACGCGCAAGCCTCACTTGAAACTATAGCCGCTTCGTTAGAGCGGTCGCTTATGCAAGGTGCCGCCGTTATTCCAGAATATGGTGGTAACACCGGCGAATATACCGAAAAACAAATTACGCAAATGCGACAAGAAATGAACCGCATAAAAGTACTTTACAACGACGTATTAGCTTTTCAAAAAGGATTTGAGTTCGAGCCCATTGTTAGAAGCGGCGAAACCGAAAACGATCAAAGCACCGATAACGTTCGTAATCAAATAATACTGATGCGTAAACAAAATAAGGAGGGCGAATAATGTCTGACGAAGCCTTAGTTAAGTTAACCGCTCCTCAGTTTAAAAACCTGATGCAAACGCAAGGTTTAGATCAAACCGTGCAAGGAGTGTTATCTATAGCTAACGAAGAGTTAGAGCTAGACGCACCTTTAACCATGGAAAGTTTAGGTAACGGCACACACCCTATTTTAGACAAGTTAGACCGTTACAAAGGTATTGCTCCAGAACAACGAAATATTACGCCTGAAGAAGTACTGACCATTTTTACTAACGTCGATGACCACGGTAAATATGATCCAGAAAAAGGTGAGTCTTCAGGACTCAAAGCAGCCGGATACTCCGCAGCACGATTTATTCCAGAAACCGTTGGCGGCGGATTAGGTTTTAAAGCCGGACTTGCCGCCGCAACACCTATTGCTGCTGCAATTCCTCCGTTAGGTTTGCCGGGTTTAGCGGCAAAAGGCATTGTTTACGGTGTTGGGGGTATTGGTGGCGCTATTCTAGGTACGCTTGGCGCAGGACAAGCGGAAGATGCCCTTATTGGTGAAAAAGCTCCCGTAATACCTTCCTTACAGCCTGCGGCTAATTTTGGTGAAACAGGCATGTTTGCTTTGTCCATGTTGGCATCGCCTTGGAAACTAGCAACCGGTATACCTAAAGCCAAAACAGGCGCCCTTGAATTTTTAGAAAATTTCAAACAGGTGTCGAACGGTAAGTTTACCGACATAGCTGACGAGGCTTTTCAGCTTGCCGCAAGAAACGCCGGTTTAAGCGAAAAAGCAACAGCAAAATTATTTGAAAACGCTTCAAAGGCCCGAGCAACCGCCTCTGAAAGCGGTCCTATGTTTGGTGGCGCTTTAGGGGTGAACATAGGCATTGCGAAGTTCAACCCGGCAGGTTACGCTTTTGACCCAAGAAAAGGTCCGGTAGGCTCTAGAATAGTAGGCGGTATTGAGAGCGGTATTGACCGCTCAATGAAATTTGCTAGAGAAAACCCTAAAAAGTTTTTAGGCGCAGAGGGCCTTTCAAGTGTTGGTGCGGGCACGGGGGCTTATTTGGCTCAAGATTTAGCACCGTATGACGACAGCACTCGTTTGGGATATGAGCTTTTAGGGTCACTAGTGATACCTATTCCGGCGCAACTTGCTTTAGATTCTGCACCAGACGCGGCAAGAGGTTTGTTTAGAACTCTGCGAACGTTTTATGGAAACGCGACCGACGAAACAAAAGACGGGATATTAACCGAGTCTTTGAAAAAAGACAGCGCAGATAGAATTTTACAAGCTATACAAAAATCCGAAGAATACGCTGTAAAGAAAAGTGCCGAAACAGGTGAAGACGTAATGGCTGATGAAAGATTAACAGCCTTTATTGAAGCACTTGGCAAAGAAGCCGAAGTGGTTAGAAAGGACGCAGACGGAAACGATATAAACCTCACTGTTGCGGATTTAGCAAAAGTTTCAGGTTTAGATTTTTCGCCTACACTACAAACCATTCAAAACGAATTAGCTAAAACCAGTACAGACTTGGCGGCAGCTACGGGAAGGGGTAGAGAAGAACTCCAAGCAGGTGCTGTTGCCGCGATTCGAGCTTTGGCGGCTACAGGTGACCCCCTTGCTTTGGCTCATGCGGCACGTGTTCAACAAGGTTTGTACGAACAAAACATTATGGACGGCGTAGATTCCTCCGTAACCAAGTTAATGGAATCGGCATCCAAGGTGGTTGGCGGAGACGTGACAGGTGCGTCAGAACGCGTTGATTTATCGCAAAAGCTGTATGACGTGTTAAAGAACCAGATTGACCTTAGTAAGGTAAGAGAGGGCAGACTTTGGAAAGAAGTGGGGAGTTATCCACTTACGCAGTTTTACGCTAAAAATGGCCTTGAGATACAGCAACCTAACGTTTTGCAGTTGTTGGATCGTCCCTCAAGAGAAGGCGGGCTTAATTTTGCATCAAAAGGTCAGCAAGGCGATCTTAGCTCTGCTTTATCGGGTTACCAAAAAGACATTGATGACTTGCGTGATTACTTCCAAAACGGAACCGGACGTAATCCCGCTACTGCACAAAAGTTTTTTGAAATGCGTTCAGGGTTACTCGCTCGTGCGTCAACTTTTAGAAAAAACGGCGATCCTATTAATGCGGGTAAACTGGACAAAATCAACGACGCTTTACTAAGGGATTTGACCGGACAAAAAGACGGAGCCTCCGATGCGTACAATGCGGCTCGCGCATATACCTTTGCTAAAAACAATGTGTTTACACGTAGTTTTTTAAGCGATCTAACGGCAACAGACCGAAACAGGGGTCTGGTTTTAGACCCACAAAACCTGCTTGATGTGGCCTTCCGTGGTGGCAATCTAAGCACGGCTAAACGTTTTGAACAGATAAAAGCAGCCGGTCGTTTCCTAGTGGATGAAGGCGGGATAAGTGAAGCTGAAGCACAAATAATGACAGCGGATGAGCTGATGAGCGCCGCATTGCGTGATTCCTTACGCAAAGTGATGGATAAGAAATCTAAACCAAATCCCGCTAAACCGGGTGAAATGATTGAAACCTTTGTTGTAAACGCTAACAAGCTAGAAACCTTTAAAAAGCAACCCGGTACTAAAGAATTGTTTGCTTTGATAAACGATCTAGAAGTCGATTTAACCGACGCTCAATCGGCACAAAGAGCTTTCGACAACATGTTAGACGACGTGTCTCTTAACATGAGCCCCACTAAAGCTGAAGAAAGAGGTTTTAGCCCCGAGCAAATTGATCGTTTATACGCTACACGAGCCTTTCAAAGTGTATTGGAGTTTGAAGACCCCGGAAACGCGGTGGCAACAGCACTTGCGTCTCCACGACCCACCATAGCACTTAACAAGCTTTATCAAATGGTCGATGAAGCCAATTACAAAGGTGGTGAATACAAACGTGAACAAGCTTTAGAAGGTTTAAAATCCGCTATTTTCAACAACGCCTTAACTAAAGCAAACAATACCGCAGGATTGCCAAATGGCGACTCCTTCCAGAAATCTATCTTTGGGCAACTGGACGGCGTGAACCCTAATACCAAGTTTTCCATGAAAGACTTTATGATTAATAAAGGACTTGCCACAGAAGCCGAAATGGACGAGGTTCAGAAAGCTGTTAAGACGTTACGTGGTGTAGAAGAAGCCTTTGCTACTAACAACTTTGAAAACGTGTTGTTTAAAAACCCAAGCATGGCCAAATTAATGTACCTCCGTATTGGGGGTGCTACGTTTGGTGCATTTGGACAACAGCAATTGAAAAAATTATTCAATATGCCGCAGATGAGCGGAGGTCTTATTGCGGAACAAACGGGTTCTGATCTGGCACAACGTGTCTTGCTTCGCGGTCCTGAGACTCAGCGTTTAAAAGTAATGACAGAGATGTTCTCTAACCCTAAGTTGCTTGCAGCAATGATGAAAGAGATTAACGACAAGAAACAACGCGACAATGCCATGTCTGTAATAGAAAAAGCATTTGAACCTTTAGCCCGACAAACGGGAAGACGTATACCGTTAGGAGTACGCCCTGTAACTGAAGAAGAGTACACTTTGCCGGAACAAGAATCTCGGCCTATGAATCTTCCGCAAAATTTGCCCCCAAATAACCCACAAGGGGCCATCAATCCACCTGTTCAGACTCCCACTCCGAACAGTGGACCTGCACTTGGTCCGGTCCAACAACAACCTGCCGCCGTTCAATCGGTATCACAGGGTTCAGGGCCTGTAGATCGGACTAAGTTTGCAGCCTTATTCCCAGAAGACCGAGAACTTCTCGGCATCGGTAGCTTGATGGGACAAGCGTAATGAGTATTTTTGAGGAATACGGTGGTCGGAATAGTTACTTAACTAGCAACGAACAAGACCGGTTAGAAAACCCCGAAAAGTACAATTATGACCAAGCAAGTTACGATGCGTTTGCTGCGCGACTTCAAAAGAAATCAGACTCGCGGGCCGCGGCTGACGCAGCGTCAAGAGATGCTATACGGTTTGGCTACGTGGGCCGCGGAACAGGGTCCACGGTCCCCGCCTTTAGTTTTGGTGGATATAGCGGTCAGACTAGTGGTGGAACATCCGGTATTGCAGGAATGAGCGGTCTTGCCGGAATATTTGGCAGTGGTGAAACTATAGAAACAATTGGCGGAAACCAAGACGGTCCAGAACGTGGACCCGGTGGCGGTGGTCCGGGCCATTCTGAAGGAGACGACGTGGAAAGGCGATCAGAAGGGGGTCATATTTCTTACCCCGTACAACAAATGGAGGCCGGTGGAGTAATTTCATCACCTTACGCAAACCCTATGAAACCCCAAATGGGTACATCGGTCTTGCCTGCACAACAAGGGCAACCCATGTCGGAAATAATCGCGGAACACAGGCAAGGCTCAAGCCCCATGGGTGGTATGGGTGGTATGAGTGGTATAGGCGGAATATTTCAAAATATGCAGCAACATTTTGGTCAGCAAATGACTCAGTTGCAGTCTTCACCTTTAAAGGTTTACGGTAATTATTTAAACCAAACGTATACCGGTCCGGCGCAGCAAAATATGCAGGCGAAAGTGACAGAATTTGTAGACCTTGTAGATCAAGCCGAACGTGCGCATTTTGGCGCCGAAGAAAGTTTTGGTTACGGCAAACAGGACGGTTCAGCACAACCCTTGTTCGGGGGTGATGGGATGATGTCTAACTTCGGTCCGGATTCTATCGGTAACAGTTCGAGTGGGATGATGTCTAACTTCGGTCCCCAATCGGCAGGGGGCGGTATAGCCTCGTTACCCTCGGCTTTCTAATGCTCGCGGAAATCGCTACGGTAGTCTCTCTCGTTAAGGGTTTAAATGATGCAATAGGCACCTTAAAAGAAGCAGGGGGTCACGCCACGGACATATCTTCGGTGATGGGTCGCTACGCCACCGCTAACGAAGCTGTTCAAGATGTTGAAACGAAGCATGTCGGCAAATTGAGCGTGAAAGACAGCATGCAGCTCCAACTCGCCAAAAGACAACTAGCGCACTTCAACCAAACCCTTAAAGACCAGATGTTGATGGCCGGATTAGGTGCGGACTACAAACAAATTATGGACAGAGTCGAAGAGTCTCGGTTAGAACATGAAAAGCAAATAAGGTTAGCCTTGATTCGCAGGCGCAAGAACATTGCTTTTGCTAAACAACTTGGCGTTGCCTTTACAGCAGCGTTTATTGGTTTCGGCGTTATCCTCACTACTATTTTATTAATATTTAAAAAGTGATTGGTCATGGAATTCATGGACGCTATAGGAGTAGTTTGGCCCATTGCGGTAGCTTTCGTTACACTAGTCGTTGTGCTTGCAAAAATGCATGCAGATATTGAGCAAATAAAAGAAAAAATTAAAGTCTTGTTTGAATTATGGAATAAAAAAGATTAACGCAACCAGTCCTGTACGTCCTCTCCCAACACCTGCCCTGCAATATCTATCTTACTACGCAGCGCACCCAGTATTTTTTCGTCAATGGTACCCGGAGACACTAGGTCAATATACGTGACCTTATTGGTCTGACCAATACGGTGCGCACGGTCTTCCGACTGTAGTCTGATTTCCAAGTCATAACTGTTGCTGTAGTAAATGACCGTATTAGCCGCAGTTAACGTAATACCGTAACCACCTGTTTTGGGCTGTCCTACGAAGAACCGCAGAGGGTTGTCGGGGTCTTGAAAATCCTCCACGATTTGTTGGCGCTCATCTTGAGGTGTAGCACCGTAATAGGTTGCGACCGATTCGGGCCCGAACCGGTCGCGCAGAGCATCGGCTACCTGTTGGATGTCGTGTGTATACGTCGCCCAAATGATTGCCTTACCCTGAAGCTCTTCTGTAATATCCAGTAATTCATTCAAACGGTTACTTTTTACCGTCTGTATTTCACCTTCGTCTGGCTGCAAATGTCCGCAGCAAATTTGTTGTAATCTCATGATCTGCGTCAACACACTAGCTGTCGTGGCTAACTCCCCGCTTTCTAACTTAGCGAGCGCAAGTTTCTTCATCTGCACGTAAAGTTTCACTTGTTCGGGGGTGAGCGAAACGTCTCTCCGAATGTACACCTTGGCAGGCAGATCGAGACAATCGACTTTTAAAACTCTGCTGCTGAACCGATCTAACTTTTCAGATAATTCATCTAAACGTCGGTATCCCACAATCTGTTGAAAACTGCGATGACCCATGTTGCGCTTCTGCACGTTGGCGTACCGAGCTTGGAAAGCATAATAGCTGTTGAACCCCAGTGCTTTTTCGGCGAGGAAGTTACATTGGCTAAATAAATCCATGGGGCTTTTTGTGATTGGAGAACCTGTAAGTATACGACGGTACTTAGCCCGAGATTGTAAACTTATGATGTTCCTTGTACGCGCAGCTTTCCTGTTTTTAATAGTAGTCGATTCATCAACAATGACCATGTTATCCGGATTTTGGTACAAAAATGCGGTAGCCGCATCGGTGCCTCGTGCCGAAGAAAACGCTTCTATGTTCATAACAAAGACTTTAAGTTTAGCTTCACGATCCACAATAAAATCTTTTAATTCTGATTCAAAACGCTGTGTCTTTGCCGGAATCCAACGCATAATGTGTCGTGGAATACGCTCTGGCAAATGTATCGGGACCTCCCCCTTTACCCAGTTGTCATACACACCCTTTGGCGCAATGATTAGCGCGGCTTTTATTTTGTCCGCTTCGTACAACGCACCCATCGTGTCGATAGCTACTTTAGATTTACCGGTGCCCATTTCCATCAATAGCGCATAGAACTTCGCGTCCCACGACTCTTCGAAGCTCGTTCGTTGGTGGTCGTAGGGTTGAGTCTTGTACTCATAATCTTGCATTATTTAACCTATTTTTTTTAAACGCTTGACTTTGGTTTAGTATAAGATAATATCTGTAATTGTCAAGGCCCAGAGAGGTGCCTTTAACCACGAAAGGAGAAACACGTTGAGTGATAACGATCTAGCAAAATTGATGGAGCAAGACTTTGAAGAAACGATTGCTTCATCTGTCGATAAAATTGACCAACAGGGGCTTACTTCGGTAGCTGCGTTGGCCCGAACAATCCGTGATAAAGAAGCTAACATATCTGATCTTGAGCAGACGCTCAAGGAAGAAAAAAAAGCTTTGCTTAAACTCACGGATGAAGAGATGCCTTCTATGCTCGCAGAGATAGGTATGGCGTCTTTTGCACTTGATGACGGTTCGACTGTTGAAGTCAAGCAGACATACGGTGCGTCCATCCTCGTCAGTAAACGTCCAGAGGCTTACGATTGGTTACGCGATCACGGGCACGATGACATTATTAAAAACACGGTCTTGTGTCAGTTTGGTCGTGGAGAGGATGATCAAGCGGGAGCGTTCGCTGCTTTCGCACAAACGCAGGGTTTTATCCCTGAACAAAAAACAGAAGTACACCCCCAGACACTACGAGCGTTCGTCAAAGAACGATGCGAAGCGGGAGAAGAATTCCCGATGGAGCTGTTCGGAGCATGGGTGGGTCAACGCGCAGTAATTAAACGGAGTAAAAAGTAATGCCTAGTAAAAACGTAGCCGAAGAAGGCTCAAAAGAAATAGCGGTATTTAATCCGGCTATGATGGAGCAGGATGCCGGTGCCGGTATGGAAAACATGGGAGCAGAAGATTTAGCTCTTCCCTTCCTTAAAGTATTGTCGGGTAATGATCCGGTATTGGATGAAAACGAGGATGCACGTAAGGGGGATATATACAACACCGTTACGGGTATTCTGCACAAGGGTAAAGAGGGTGTTCGAGTCGTGCCTTGTGCTTATCAGCGTCGGTTTATTCAGTGGACTCCGCGTGGCAGCGGAAGCAACGCGCCTGTGGCTATTTACGAGCCGGGACAAGAACGCCCCAAGACAGAACGTTCGTCCGAAGACAACAAAGAATACGTTGTTGGAGGTGAAGGGGATTACATTGAAGAAACTCATCAGCATTATGTAATACTGTTAGACGGGGAAAACTCTTACGAGACCGCGCTCATCGCTATGAAGTCTACGCAGCTTAAAAAAAGCAGGAAGTGGAATAGCATGATGGCGTCTCGTTCAATGCCGGGTAAAAACGGGCCGTTCACGCCGCCCAGATTTAGTCACATTTATCATTTGAAAACGATTTCTGAGGAAAACGCCAAAGGATCGTGGCACGGATGGGAGATGTCCTGTGAAGGGGTCATTGAGGACGGTGCTTTGTATGCCCGCGCAAAAGGTTTCGCAGAGAGTATTGCGGCAGGCGATGTGGTGGTGAAACATACGGATGACGATGACGACTTGAAAGACGATATACCGTTTTAAAAGCCACACGGCAGGGTGTAAAAAGCCCTGCCGTTTTTATTCGTATGGGGTATATCAATGTCAGTAGATAAATTTATGGCCATATTCGATGGCCTAAAGGAAGCACACGGTTATTTCAAAATAGAAAATACCGGCGCAAACGGTAAAGCCAAGGGTAAGGCCGGCGTTTTGCGCGAACCTCAAACAAAAAAACTTTGGGAAAACCATTTGTCCGGTAAGGGCAGCGGATTGGGTATCATACCAATCAACGAAGACAACATGTGCAAGTGGGGTTGTATCGACGTGGACCAGTATCCACTCGACCACAAGATGCTTGTCGATAAGATAAGGAAACTCAAGTTACCTTTAGTAGTGTGTCGCTCGAAGTCGGGTGGTGCGCATTGCTTTCTATTCTCAACCGAGTGGGTTGCTGCAAAGGACATGCAGAAATCCCTTCAGCACATGTCCTCGGCCCTCGGTTACGGCGAAAGTGAGATATTTCCCAAACAGATTAAGTTGCACCTAGACCGGGGTGACGTAGGAAACTTTCTCAACCTCCCTTATTACGATCACGAGAACGGCTTACGATACGCAATCCTTGACGATGGCACGTCTGCTGAACTTAATGAGTTTATTGCGTTACACAAGCAGTACGCGCAAACACCGGAAGAGGTCGTCAAGCTGCAAGTGATGGACACGGGTGAGACTGATTTAATGAAGGACGGTCCACCTTGTCTACAAATACTTTGCAAGCAGCGCATCAGTGAAGGGGGCCGAAACAACGGTCTATTCAACATAGGCGTGTACCTGCGCAAGGCATACCCGGACAGCTACGAGTCGGAAATTCTACGTTACAACATGGAGTACCTGTCGCCGCCCTTGCCACTACCCGAGGTCAACATCGTTGCGAAGCAGTTAGACCGAAAAGAATACGCTTACAAGTGTTCCGATGCGCCGATTAACGCGCATTGTAACAAAGAATTGTGCCGCACCCGTAAATTCGGCATAGGAGCCGCTGTAGCAGGCGCTACAATCGCTAATCTCCGTAAATACAATAGTACCCCACCCGTCTGGTTTATGGACGTCAATGGGGAGCCTCTGGAGTTAGACACGGAGGCTCTGATGAGCCAACCACTGTTTCAAAAATACTGCATGGAGCAACTCAACTTCATGCCGAGGTCCGTTGCGAAGCAACAATGGGAAAGCCGTATCAGTACATTGATGACGGAGATGCGAGACAACGAAAGCGCGATCATGGAAGTCTCTGTAGACGCCAGTATTAGCGGTCAGTTCTACGATTACCTCGAAGAATTTTGCAGCCATTTACAGCAGGCGCAAGATAAGGAAGAGATACTGTTACGCCGCCCTTGGACAGATGAAGAGGAAGCGGTTACGTACTTTCGCCTGAAAGACTTTGAGAGCTATTTGAAAAAGAACAAATTCTTTGAGTATAAGTCGCACCGCATTGCGCAGCGCCTGAGAGACATTAACGGCGATAGCATGGTATTGAAGATTAAAGGTAGAGCCGTGCGTGTCTGGAAGATACCCGCTTTTGATAGTACGGACGTGGATTTGAAAGCACCTTCGTTCGCTCAGGGGGAGGCTCCGTTTTGACAAGACTTTTAACAAAGTATTGGAGACAGCAGCGCGACGAAGATATCGTGGACATGATTGATAGACAACGTATGACCATGACCGCCGTAGCTAAGTTTTGGGGTATATCTAAACAACGGGTGCAACAGATATACAGTCGGGAGAAGAAGAAAGATGTTTAGAATATTTGGTCCTCCGGGTACAGGTAAGACCACGACACTACTCAACATGGTAGACAAGGCGCTCGAAGAGGGCACCCCGCCGGAACGAATAGCCTTCCTAGCCTTTACTCGAAAGGCCGCTAACGAAGCCAAAGAACGAGCCGCCGAAAGGTTTAACCTTGACCCGAAGAAAGATTTAATATTCTTCCGGACGCTACACAGCTTGGCACTAACCATGTCGGACATCCGTCCAGAGCAGGTGATGCAGGAAGAGAACTACCGCGAACTCAGCCGCACCATCGGTGTTGAACTGGGCGGCCAAAAGAACACGTCGATAGATGATGACGTGCCCAGTATGGTAGCAAGCAGCGATCCCATTCTTGGTTTGATCAACTTGGCCCGCTTGCGGAAAGTAGACCTGCGCGATCAGTACAACATCAGCTCCCTCGAACAGGATTGGACCACGGTTAACTTTGTCGATAAATGCTTGCGTGAATACAAAGAAAGCATGGGTCTGTATGACTTCACCGACATGCTCGAACAGTTTGCAAACGGTGGTACTAAATTCTGCCCAGAGTTTGACCTGTGCTTTTTAGACGAAGCGCAAGACCTGTCCCCACTACAGTGGGACATAGCGCATCTTTTAGATAGTCAGTCTAAGAAGATGTACTGCGCAGGTGATGATGACCAAGCCATTTACCGATGGGCGGGTGCCGATGTAGACCATTTTATTAACTTACCCGGCGGATCAGAAACGCTGTCTCAGTCGTACCGCATCCCCAAAAACGTCCACGATGTGGCAGAGAATGTCGTGCGCCGCATTGCTAGAAGATTCCCGAAACGATACGAGCCCCGAGCAGAACGGGGCAACGTGACGCGGATTACCACTATTAATTCTTTGGACATGGCGCAAGGGGATTGGTTAATTTTATCGCAAGCAGGTTACCAACTAACCCCCGTGGCCCACGACCTAAAGTCGAACGGCTATCTGTTTAACTACCGCGGCAGACGATCCATTAGTGAAAAGATTAGCGAGGCCGTTAACGGGTGGGAACAACTACGTCGGGGTCAAGAAATAACCGGTAAGGTTGCCCGAATAATTTACAGCTACATGGCGATCGGGGAAAGACTGACGCGAGGATTTAAAAAGCTGCCGGGGGTGGATGACACGGACCTCGTGACTTTTGAACAGTTAGTCGCCAACCACGGCCTACGAGCAAAGAACGATATGATCTGGTCCGAAGCTATGGACAAGCTGCCCGATACCGACCGCGCCTATGTCACGGCTTTGCTACGTCGGGGCGAGAAGTTTAATGGCGTACCCCGTATTACAGCGTCCACGATCCACGGGTCAAAAGGCGGCGAGGCGGACAACGTTGTGTTGTTCACGGACCTTAGTCCGGCAGCGGACACACAATTCCAACAGAACCCGGATGATACACACCGGGTTTTTTATGTGGGAGTGACCCGCGCAAAAGAAAATTTATATATAGTAGACGCAGAAGACTTATCAAGGAGCTATGATTTATGACTAAGAAGTTAACACGAGGCAGCGAAAGAAGTATTAACCCCAAGCTGTTGACGTTTGCTGAAAAGGAACGCGAACGATCGGAGATGGAAGCAAAGCTAGAAGAGTTCTTTGCGAACGACGGCTTTATCCGAGAGTATCCGCAGGGCGCAACCGCGTTACAATACGGGCGTACTAAGAAACAGCAGGACGAACTTGTCCGTAAGGGTAAGTCCGGCGCGTCCGCAACGCATAAAAAAGGTACAGGCGCATGGTAAACAAGCTAATGGAAATCATCGAGAAAATTGCCGCACATATCTTTTGGCCTATTTTCACGTTGTTCTTTTTACTTGCCGCTATGGCCGCGTACACATTTGTTGAATCTATTTAAGGAAGTTAGGATGATTGTAAGCAAGAACGAAGAAGGGCTGTTCGTCGCAACAAATAACGGACAGCGGGGAGAAGTGTTAGCAGGGTTTGCGAAAAACAGGATACAAGCGATGATGTTTTGCGCAGAACTTTTGTTAGCCGTCAACACCCAACAAAAATGAAAAGAGACGAACTGTTCAAAACCGCAGAAAACCTCATTAACGGGCAACGCGCAAAGGACTACGGCGATGCCTACGATAACCATACTCGAATAGCCGTCGGATGGAATGAAATAGTGGCAGGCGCCATGAACTCACACGGATATATCACCGCCGCCCACGTGGCTTTAATGATGGATTGGGTCAAGACAAGCAGGTTAATACAAAGTATAGACCATCAAGACTCTTGGGTGGATAAAGCAGGATACACGGCCCTCGGGTCAGAGTTTAGCCAGAAGGAAACAAAAACAAATGCCTAAGCTACAGATGGCAATGTTCGCGCCAAAAAGTGAATGGATACCGCCTATCGAATTACCCGATCTTACGTCAGCCAAAAAGATTGCGATTGACGTTGAAACCCGCGATCCCCACTTAAAGCAACATGGGCCCGGTTGGCCAACAGGAGATGGTGAGGTGGTAGGTTACGCCGTCGCCGTGGACTCGTGGTCCGGTTACATACCAATCCGACATTTTGGTGGGGGTAACTTGGACGAAAAGCAGGTCAACAAATGGTTGCGAAAAGTCTTTGAATGTCCTGCCGATAAGATCATGCACAACGCACAATACGATCTCGGATGGATCAAGCAAATGGGTTTTCAGGTGAATGGCCGAATCATCGACACGATGGTCATAGCGTCATTACTGGATGAAAACAGATTTAGCTACAGCTTGAATGCGTTGTCCTACGATTTACTGGGTAAGGTCAAATCAGAAAAAGGTCTAGTGGAGGCAGCGAGGCAATTCGGAGTCGATCCGAAAGCAGAAATGTGGAAGATGCCCGCCATGTATGTCGGACCGTATGCGGAGGGTGACGCTGAACTTACCCTCGAACTCTGGAACTACTTCTCCGTTCAACTTGGCAAAGAAGGACTTTGGCCTATCGCCAATCTCGAACTTGATCTCCTCCCATGTCTTGTTGACATGACCATGCGCGGCGTCCGCGTCAACACGGAGAAAGTCGAGCGAACGCGGGATAGTCTCCTCAAGCGGGAACGGGAGGTCCTGAAGGAGATCAAGCGCATCAGCGGTAGTAATGTTGAAATTTGGGCGGCACAATCGCTCGCCAAAGCGTTCGACAAAATCGGCGTCAACTACCCACGTACAGAGAAGGGCGCACCGAGCTTCACCAAACTCTTCCTCCAAGAACATGAGCATCCGCTCGCGCAACTCGTAACCCAAGCTCGGAATCTGAATAAGACATCCGGCACCTTCATCAACACCATCATGAAACACTGCCACGCTGACGGTAGAATACACTCCCATATTAATCAAATCCGTTCTGATGATGGAGGCACGGTCAGCGGACGCATATCAATGTCCAATCCGAACCTTCAGCAAATCCCGGCCCGCGATCCAGAATTGGGGCCAATGATTCGTTCCTTGTTTCTTCCAGAGGAAGGTGAGCAATGGGCGGCTATTGACTTCTCGCAACAGGAACCGCGCATCTTGGTACATTATGCGCATGTATACGGCAAAACGCGAGGCGTTCCTTTAGAAGGTGCCGCAGAGTTTGTTAAAGCATACAACGACGATCCGTCCACAGACTTTCACAGCTTAGTCGCAGAGATGGCTAACATACCGCGGAAACAAGCCAAGACCATTAACTTAGGCTTAATTTATGGGATGGGCGTTAACAAGATGTCCGAGCAATTGGACGTGTCGGTGGAGGAAGCTAAAAAGCTAACAAAGCAATACCACAACCGGGTGCCCTTTGTGAAAGGTTTGATGACCGGGGTGATGAACAGATTGAACGAGAAATCGTCTCGCGGATCACTGACCTCACTGCTCGGGCGTAAGTGTCGATTCGATATGTGGGAGCCCGACACGTTTGCCATGCACAAGGCGCTGCCATACAAGGAAGCGGTAGACGAATATGGGCCCACGACCCGACTGAAACGTGCCTATACCTACAAATCATTGAACAGGTTGATCCAAGCATCTGCCGCGGACATGACCAAAAAAGCAATGGTCGATCTTTATCAACAGGGCATCCTGCCGATGTTGCAAATCCACGATGAATTGGCAATGTCAGTCAAAAGTGTCGAAGAAGCGGACGTGATAGCGGACGTAATGGTCAATGCGGTCCCGCTCGAAGTACCCTCCAAGTGTGACATCGAAATCGGACCATCGTGGGGTGAAGCCAAATAACTTTCTAAAAAGTTAACTTGACTTGTATGCGATAATATGCTAAAGTGCGTATATCAATCGGAAGACCCGGTTGATGGGGGAGGGCAATTTCCCCCCAAGTTCTTTAACATTTTAATCAACTACGGAGGTTCA